GTCGGATGTATGCTCGCCGCTTGGGGCGACGTGCCATTATTGGAGATATCTTCAGTAGTGTATCCTGGTTTTAAGAAACACCCCGTAAGGGAATTGTGAAACCTAATTCCAAGCAACAAACCACATTACTTAAATAATGAAAATAAATAACTTAAACAACTTTATCAAATTAATGAATTGGTTGAATAGTTATTGGTTTCCTAATGTTCCCGAAGTCACTGAAGTAACTAGATTATATGTTAAACATATAGCTTCATTAATTCAACACAATGGTTTAGTTTATACTATAAAACGTATAAAATTATACAGATTATGTATAACTAAATTCATTTGTGGAGAACCCTTACATAATGTACCTATGGTAATAGGTCTCTACAGAGACGGATTTCCGAAACAATTAAAATTCTTGCGAAGTTTGATTGTTAGCGAAGATCTCCGATCAACTAGATATGTCTTAACAATCCTTGGATTATCAAGAGCACTTAAAGCTGAAGGGATTGTCTCATATTCATCTATCACAAACCCCGCAATAGTAAATAAAGAAACTACTCAAAGAATAGAAGACTTTATTCCTATTTTCATAAAAGAGAATAATATCCCTTTATATGATGGGGCTTGGGAGAAAATGAATGCAGGACTATCTACCAAAGCAGGTCCACATGGTTTGGCGACATTTACTTCATGGAAATCAGTTTATTACCTTCTAGTAATTACTGATAAACATGTAAGAAACAGTTATCATTCATTGGATTTAAGTGCAGCTACTGACAGATTTCCAATAAGCTTATAGCACTGCTTAGTGAAATATCTAACAGCCTCTGCTAGTAAAGCCGATGCCTGGAAAAGTATTTTAACGTCCATTCCCTATCGTACTCCAGAGGGAGATTACCTTCATTATGAAGTTGGTCAACCAATGGGTGCGTATAGTTCATGGGCCGTATTTACTCTCAGTCACCATCTATTAGTTCAGTATGCAGCTTATGATTTGGGTTATACCAAATTTAAAGAATACATACTTTTAGGTGATGATATAGTTATATATCATGACGCCGTTGCAAAACGGTACACCGAACTAGTAGTTGAGATTGGAGCAGAGATTTCATTAATGAAATCTCATACTTCTTCTAGAACATACGAATTTGCTAAACGTTGGTTTAGAGATGGAATTGAAATTTCAGGAATTCCAGTACGTGGTTTCCTAGATAATCTTAATAAATATCATGTATTATACATGAACATTATTTCAATTATCGACAGAAATATACTTACTGCCCGATATTCAACAATCCCAGATCTTGTGATATCTTTACTTTCAACTGTAGGTAATTATAAAATCCGACAGTTAGCTAACTTGCGATCTAGAGTTGAAATGCT